TTGAAAAGACACCTAGCAATACTCCAATTCACGGCAGTGAGCGCAACGAATACGGTCTTCTAGCAGCCTATAGCTACCTTGGTGTTTCAGCAAGCGCATTTATTGTACGTGCGGATGTTAATCTAGACGAACTAGAAGGTACAGCAATTGAACCAGGTAGCGAGCCAACTGACGGAGCTTGGTGGTTTGATACATCCGCAAGTGCTTGGGGTATTTTTGAGTGGAACGGCGCTGCTGGTGATACTACAGGTGGTCAAACTTTCACAATCAAGCAGCCAATTGTTCTAACAGATGCAGATGCAACAACTAAAATTAGTGCTAGCGCACCAAGAGCAAGTGTTGGCAGTATCGGCGACTATGCCGTGGTATTTGAAAAAGGTACGTTTGATAATCTTCCTAAAGAACTTGCAAGAATCTATTACAAGAGTCCAGGCGGCGGCTATAACGAAAGCGGAAGTCTAGTTGGTGCTGGCACTTGGGTCAAAGTAGGCTCGGGCGGCTGGGCAGCAAGCTGGCCAACAGTTGTTTCTAAAACAATTACTAGTGCATTAACAGCAGGACACACATTTACTCTAAACGGTACACTGATTACAGCCAGCGGAACAACCCTGTCAAGTTTAGTGTCCGATATTAACACAGCAATGGGTGGTAGTTCTGGTGTTTATGCAAAAGCAGTAAGCAACAAACTATACCTATACAGCAACGGTGCTACAGAAGGTAAAGGCGATTCTACAAGTTCTGGTAGTATTGTTCTTGTAGCCGGCGCCAATCCTTCAACTCTTATTGCTGCCACAGCCGCAGCAAGTAGTCTTGGTATTATAGCTGGCGAATATTTTCCGCCAACATTGGCCATTGCACCTCATACAGCAGTTCCTGAGTGGAAAACAGCTGACACCGAGCCAAAACCAACAGGCAGCATTTGGTTGAAGACAACAACTCCAGGTAACGGAGCTGACCTAATTGTTAAACAATGGAATTCAGCTACACAAGCCTGGGCAGAAATTGATGCTCCTATCTATGACAATGGTGCAGCAGCCAGCTACTACCTAGATCGTAGTGGCGGTGGCGCAAACATTCCAGTAAACAGTATCTATGTTCAGGCCAACGCCGAAGAACAATTTAGCTATGCAGATGGTACAGATGATGCACCAGATACACGCGATACAACTTTCAAAGAGCTAAGTTTCAGAGTGTGGAGACGTTCAACTACAGGTTCTACAGTGGTTGAATCGGTAGAAATTACTACATCAACATTATCAGCGGGTGCAAAAACATTTACAATCAAGCAGAGTATCAAAGGTGCTTTAGCGTTGTCAGCAGCAACTTCAGTTAGCTTTACAGCAGCGGGTACTAGTGCTGATGCTGAAACATTGGCCGCAGCAATTAACGCAATTTCTATGACCGACACAGCCGGCAACGCTGTAACCAATCATATTGAAGCAGCAGTAACAGCAGATGGAACTATTACAATCAGTCACAAAGCTGGCGGTGAGATTCGGTTCACAGACGGTACTGGAACTCCTATCGCAGCACTGTTTACTGCTTACAATCCATATAATGAAACTGGTACAACAAACTTCTACACAGCTCCATCAGAAGCTGTAGAAGATTACGTTGTAACTAGCTGGACTCCATTAGCAGATGAAGCCAACAACGGGTTCGTTGCAAGTCCAGATGCTCCATTAAATGAGCCAACAGATGGACAACTGTGGTACAACAATAACTTTGCCAAAGTTGACATTATGGTACACAGCGGTATAACTTGGGTTGGTTACAGAACCGCAACTAGCCCATACTTTAACGCTTCAGCTGGCTTAAAAACTGACCCAGCAGGCCCAATCGTTGCCGCCAGCGAACCAACAACTCAAAGCGACGGTACAGCACTTGTAAACGGTGATCTATGGATCAGCACTGCTGACATGGAAAACTTCCCAACAATTTACAAGTATGATGGTCTAAACCTAGAATGGGCGTTAGTTGATAAGACTGACCAAGTCAGCGATCAAGGTGTATTGTTTGCAGATGCTCGTCAAGGAACCAGCGGCGGCACAGCCACTACCGCACCTAGCGATGACATTGCTGACCTATTAGCTAGCAACTTCCTAGACACTGATTGCCCAGATCCAGCGCTATATCCAAAAGGTATGTTGCTATGGAACCTACGTGCTTCAGGTGGTAATGTCAAGAAGTATCAAAATAATTACTTAGATTTAGCAGAACGTAACGTTCGTTTCGATGCAGACAACAGTCCCAACGGTGCTGTATTTGCGCTAGGCCAGAGTCAGGCTAACTATTGGCCAGATCGTTGGACCACAGAAAGCGGTAACAACGAAGACGGTTCTGGTAGCTTTGGACGTAAGGCACAGCGTAAGGTTGTTGTACAGGCAATGAAGTCAGTAATTGATACAAGCCAAGAAATCCGCGACGAAGAACGTAGAAACTTCAACCTGATTGCTGCTCCTGGTTATCCAGAAACTCTGCAGAATTTGATCAGCTTGAACATTGATCGTGGTCAAACAGCATTTGTTGTTGGTGATACACCATTGCGTCTACCAAGCGATGCTACAAGTTTGTTGAATTGGGGTACTAATGCTGCTCTAGTAACAGACAACGGTGATGACGGTATTGTCAGCTATGATGAATACTGTGCTGTTTACTATCCAAACGGATTTACCACAGACCTAGGCGGTGCTAATGCAGTTGTTCCAGCATCACACATGATGTTGAAAACAATCGCTCTAAGCGATCAAGTTTCTTATCCTTGGTTTGCACCAGCAGGTACAAGACGTGGCGGTATTACTAACGCAACAAGTGTTGGTTATATCGATGCAGCTACAGGTGAATTCCAAACTGTTGCCCTAAACGAAGGTACAAGAGATGTATTGTATGATCTAAAAGTTAACCCAATTCCATTCTTTGTTGGTGTTGGACTAGTTGCCTACGGTCAGAAGACTCGTGCTAGAAATGCCAGCGCATTAGATCGTATCAACGTAGCTCGTCTAGTTGTTTATCTAAGAAGCCAGCTAACAAAACTAGCTCGCCCATATGTGTTTGAACCAAACGATTCTATCACCCGTGATGAAATCAAAGGCGCAGTAGAGAGCTTGTTGTTAGAACTAGTTGGTCTAAGAGCTCTATATGACTTTGCAGTGGTCTGTGATGAGTCAAACAACACACCAAGTAGAGTTGATCGTAATGAGTTGTATGTTGATATTGCTATTGAGCCAGTTAAGGCAGTAGAATTCATCTACATTCCAGTACGCATCAAGAATACTGGTGAAATTTAATTAACGGAGCAAAGAAATGCCAATTACATCATTAAATAACTTTTCGATTAACCCAGCAGGCCCAGGTACAAACGCTGGTTTGCTAATGCCTAAACTGAAGTATCGCTTCAGAGTGACATTGCTTGGCTTCGGAACTCAGGCTAGTACTGAGCTAACTAAGCAAGTGATCGACGTATCAAGACCTAAGGTTTCTTTTGAAGAAATTGAAGTTCCTGTTTACAACTCTAAGATTTACTTGAGCGGTAAGCCAACACACGAAACACTAACACTAAACGTCCGAGACGACGCCAGTGGCAACGTTGTTCGGTTAGTTGGACAACAGATCCAGAAGCAGTTCGACTTCCTAGAACAGGCAAGTGCTCGTTCAGGTATTGATTACAAATTCACAACTCGTGTGGAAGTGCTAGACGGCGGTAACGGCGCTCTAGGCCCAGGAGTACTTGAAACATTTGAGTGCTTTGGTTGCTTCCTACAAAACACTGACTACGGTGATTTGAACTATGGTACCAATGAAGTTGCTACAGTGGCTCTAACTATCAGATACGATAACTTCTTACACGAAGCTGGTACAGTTGGCGTAGGAACACTGGTAGGACGTCAGGCAGCTACAGCGTTGATTACTGGTCAACAAGGTTAATTTTAATTAACTCTAAAGAACCCGGTTTAGGCCGGGTTTTTTTACGACATAAATAATTGTATGGCAAATAAATTCACAAGATATCTTATTGGCGAAAGTCTCGGATCGTTTGGAAAGGGACTTATCGGCGGTATTATTAAACCCAAAGGTCATATGGCTGATTGGCAACACGCCTCTAGGGTTTTTGTTGACGATACATTTAGACTAGCGCCAAGACACAAATTCTTATATCATGCTGTTTTTAAAATTAGAAAAGATGCACACACTGCCCTTGCATTTACTGAAAAACACACACAAGAAATAAGCGTATTGGTAAAGACTGCTGAGCTCCCAAAGTATAATTTTGAAATGGTCACAAAGAATCAATATAATAGAAAAAAATTGTTATATAAATCATTAAACTACGAGCCAGTAAGTTTTACCTTCCACGACGACAATTCTGGTATTATAAATTCTTTATGGGCAATTTATTATGCAGCATATTCACAAGATAGAAAATTGCCAACTTATGCCTATAGAAACGAACTAAATTATAGACCAGGAAATACTCCTCTTGACAGTTTTCGATACGGCCTGGACAACGACAAGGCTGTAGATTTCTTTGAATCGATCAGTATCTATACAATGAGTCGTCAACGGTTTAATGGCTACACTTTAATCAACCCTAGAATAAAAAGCTGGAGTCACGGCAATGTTGACTATGCAGATGGGGGTTTGATGGAAAGTTCAATGCAGGTGGAATACGAATCTGTACAATATAGTTCTGGCAGTGTTAGTGCTCTTAAGAATCAAGGTTTTGCTACCTTGCACTACGACTTTGCACCAAGTCCATTAAGTCTTCAAGGAGGTGGAACACAAACACTATTCGGCGAGGCAGGAGTATTGGGTGGCATTGAAAGTATTTTTGGTGATGTAGCCAAAGGTACTACATTTGACAGTCCTGGAGGTTTCTTAAGCACCGCTATTAAAACGGTCAATACCTATAACAATGTCAAGAGTCTTAGTAAAGCAGGTATAGGTAGAGAACTGGGGCAGATCATCACTAGTCCAGCAGCCATCGGCGGCATTGTAAATACCATCGGCGGAA